ACACTCTGAATCATTGGGGTATTATTGAGCAAGTAAATGTATACACATTTTGGAAAGAGTTTGAAGATAATAGATTTAATGAAAAAATATTATCTCAATGTGAAATCAGAGTTGATAATGCATTTAGAAGAGCAATTGATATTAAAGAAAACCTTTTAAGGAGCTTACATCAAGATAACAGTATTGATGAAAAGATATTGCAGAATACTTATTCATATCTTCAAGGACAATTAAAGGATTTACAAGATGATCATTTTCAAATCCAAAACACATTCAAAGACATAAAAGCAAATATAGTTTTAAAACAAATGGAGTAATTTCTGGGAGGTTATTATGAAATATTGGATTATACTATTTCTTCTTCTTCTAGTCTGTTTCAAGGCTAGAGGAGATGAAGTAGAGTGCCTTGCCCTAAATATATACCATGAGGCAAGAAATCAACCTATAGCTGGGAAATTAGCTATAGCACAAGTTACATTAAATAGGATGAAAGATGATAGATTTCCAAATACAATTTGTGGAGTTGTTTATCAAGGTTATTATAATGGTAATGCTCCAATAAAATACAAGTGTCAATTTAGTTGGTGGTGTGATGGTAAATCAGACAGACCCAAAGAAATAAAGTCATGGAAGTCAGTATTAAGTTTAGCAAAGCTAATACATAATGGTGTTTTTGACAATGTAGATGTTGTAAAAGATGCAACTCATTATCATGCAGTGTATGTTAAACCCTATTGGACAAAGAAAAAAAAGAAGGTTAAGGTCATAGCAGATCATATATTTTATAAGTAGAAAGTAAAATGCCTAACTATGAACTAAAAAAAGTTTGCAAAGAGGCACTTAATTTAAAGACAGAGCCTTCTGAAGATGAGATGTGGTTTGAAGATTGTCCAAAAGCTATCAACGAAATAGAGTATGGTAAAGTTGTCAAACGATCAGTTGGTTATGTTTATAGCGAAAGTGCTATAGCTGAAGTAATTGTAAGTACAAAAAAATAATAGTTTGTTTTTTAAATTTTAGTGTCTATTATGTAATTCATGAATAGAACTCAATTTTCATCTTTAATAAAAAAAGGGAGAACTAAAATGTATCATGGTAACAAAACTATGGCTAAGAAGAAAACTACTAAAACTAAAAAGAAAAAAATGGCTAAAAAGAAAAATGGAAAAAAGTAAAGACGTAAAAGTTTTTGTAACTGGCGTATCAATGGCAGGAGAGATAAAGCTAGATGAACACAATAGAACTCCTGAAGACAATAAAGAAAAACCTAAGAGAGAAGAAATCGGCGATAGCCGAGAAGATGATTGAAGGTAGAGAAACAGACTTTCACTCATATCAAAAAGACGTTGGTATAGCACAAGGTTTAGAAGACGCTTGTGTTATAATCGATGAAACTTTAACTAAATTAGATCAAGGAGATGAATAACCATGTCTCATCAACATGAAGTCGCTAAACTCTATACCGATGAAGAGTCTAAATCAACCATCGGACAACATCAACTACCAATACCTATGGGTTGGAAAATTCTTATACAACCAAATCAAATCAAGCAACAAACCAAAGGTGGCATTCTACTGCCTACTAAAGCAAAAGAAAATGAGGCGTATCTTACTGCTCATGGTCAAGTTGCTGGTATTGGTGAACTTGCATACAGAGAAAGAGGCACTGGAGCAAGTTGGCGTATAACCAACAAACCTAAAGTTGGTGACCAAGTGACCTATGGTAAGTATGCGGGTCAAAAACTAGTAATCAATGGTGTAAGGTTTCTTCTACTAAATGATGACGAGATAACATCTATCTTGCCTGAAGGTGTAGAAGTAACTGCATATCTTTAATCTGCGAATAACATGGAGAACGCAACCATGAATGAAAATTCTAATCCTATTGAAGAAATAGAAAAAGAAATCCAAGAAACTAAGAAAAAAGCTAGTGGCGAGGATTTTGAAATTGAAATAACAGAAGAAGCAAAAGAAGAAGAACAACCTCAAGAGCAACAACCACAAGAAGCAAAGCAAAACAACAACATATCTGATGAAGAACTAAGCAAGAGAGTACAAACAAGAATTAACAAAATAACAGAGCAACGCAGAGCGGCAGAGCTTGAGGCTAAAAAATATCAAGAAGAAACTGCTCAACTCAAGGCTAGATTAGAAAGACTTGAGCGTAATAATGTACAGCAACAAACAACACAAGCTCAAAACCAATTTCAACAACAGTACGATTTAACTAGACAAGCCTTAACAAAAGCAGTTGAAGAAGGTGATACACAAGCACAAATCAACTTTCAAGAACAATTAGCTGACATGAGGGCAACTCTAAAAGTTAATGAACTACAAAGACAGATGGCGGCACAGCAACAAACTATGTCACCCACAGTTGGCAAAGCACAACAAGCATCAGTCAACCCAGCACCAGAAAAAGCCATGCAATGGTGGCACAGAAATAATTGGTTTAATGCAAAGGGATATGAACGAGAAACGGCAGCCGCTAGAGCTATAGATGTACAATTAGATTTAGAGGGTCATGATAAGCATTCTGATGAATATTATAATCTTTTAAATAGTCGTTTACAAAGAATGTTTCCCGAGTTAATATCAAGTAACGACCAAAGTACGAGAGTAAAGAGTAGAAAAACAGTAGCACCAACTACGGGTGGCTCTCCATACAAAGGTAATAGGGTTCGCATGACGCAGGATCAGTTACGAATGGCAAGAGAACTTGGAATTAATGATGAGGCTAGTTTAAAAAAGTACGCCTCAGAAATACAGAAAAGTCAAAGGAGTTAATCATGGCTGAGAATAGAAACGTAAGAGCAGAGCAAACCCGAACTAGTGTTCGAGATGAGGAGTCAAGACCTCAGACAAATTGGACACCACCAGCATTGTTGGATGCACCTGAACCGAGACCAGGATATGTACAACGATGGGTAGCTACCTCGATCCAGGGGAAGGACACACCTGACAACGTATATAAGAGAATGCGTGAAGGGTGGGAACCCCGACCTATGAGTACAGTGAAAAGTAAGTTGTTTCCAACTATTAATCATGGAAAGTGGGAAGGTTGCATAGGAGTTGAAGGTATGATGCTTTGCGAAATGCCAATTGAAAAACATAGAGCTATGAAGGCTTACTATAACAATAAAAGCGTTGAGCAGAACGAATCACTTACTGGAGACTTAGATGCATTAGGTCAAAAAACTGGACAACCAATTTTTCAAGAAAGAAAAAGTTCAGTAAGTGGTGGCAGACAAGTGTCTGTCATGGAAGATTAATTATTAACTAGGAGAAGAAAAAATGGCAAACGTAGACGCCGCTTTTGGTTTAACACCCGTTCGTCATCTCAGTGGTAATGGTTACTCTCGTGCAAATAAATATACTATAACTTCTGGATTAGCTGAAAATATCTTTACTGGTGATTTAGTTATTATTACAGCAGATGGTGTGATTACACCTCATTCTGCTACAGAGGTTAATAATATAGGCGTATTTGCTGGAGTATCTTATACTGCGTCAGATGGCTCATATGTTTATTCGCAATATTTTCCAACAGGAACAACTGCTACTAACATAATTGCATATGTATATGATGATCCATATACTGTGTTTAAAGTACAGTCAGCAGGATCACCAGCACAAACTAATATAGGAAACTGTGCTGACGTTGTTGCTGGAACTGGATCAACTAAAACTGGACAGTCAGGCTTTGAAATGAGTGGTACAATGGATACTGGTACTGCTACCTTAAAAATTTTAGGTCTATACGAAGCACCTGACAATGCCTTTGGCACTAATGCAGTAATGGAAGTTCTTATCAATGAGCACTTGCTCAAAGATAGTGCTGGAATATAGGGAGATTTAAACAATGGCAATGAATAGAGCACAATTTGCAAAAATGCTTGAGCCAGGTTTAAATACCTTGTTCGGCTTAGAATATGACAGCTACCCACCTGAGTATCAGGCAGTCTTTGAGAGCAATACATCACAAAAAGCGTTTGAAGAAGATGTGTTGTTAACTGGCTTTGGGGCGGCTCCAACTAAAGATGAAGGTGCTGGAGTATCTTATGATAAAGCATCACAACAGTTTACTGCAAGGTATCAGCACGAAACTGTAGCTTTAGCTTTCTCTATTACTGAAGAAGCTGAAGAAGATGGTCTTTATGGATCAATCGCATCTCGTTATACTAAAGCGTTAGCTAGATCTATGGCAACAACCAAAGAGATTAAAGCGGCTAATGTTTTAAATAACGCAACAAGCACTGCTGGAGGTGATGGTGTATCATTACTAAATACATCACATCCAACTCAAAATGGTAATCAAAGTAACACTTTGGCAACGGCAGCGGATTTATCAGAAACCTCATTAGAGTCACTTTTGATACAAATTGCTGACATGAAAGATGATCGTGGTCTTAGGATCGCCGCTCAAGGACAGATGTTAATCATACCTACAGCGTACACTTTCGTAGCTGAGAGATTACTAGAAAGTCAGTTGAGAACTGGAACTTCAGACAATGACATAAACGCTATTAGAAATGGTGGATACCTACCACAAGGATATCATATCATGAGGCGTTTAACTGATAGTGATGCGTTCTTCATTAAGACAGATGTTCCAGATGGTCTTAAAATGTTTCAAAGAAGTCCTATGAAGAGAGGGATGGAAGGAGACTTTGAGACTGGAAATGTACGTTATAAGGTAAGAGAAAGATATTCTTTTGGCTTTACTGATTGGCGTGGTCTTTTTGGTACAGAAGGTGCCGCTTAAAAAATAATATTGGAGAGGGGATATCTCCTCTCCTTAACTTAACCCTTGACTGCGAAAGCAGACACTTGCCAAGACAAGGAGAATAAAATGGCTAAATCAACCTTTTCGGGTCCAATTGTATCTAATAATGGATTTATATCTGCTGGATCTGACAATATAGTTAATATCACTGCTGAGACAACTTTAACTTTTAACTCTCATGCAGGAAGAATAATAGAAATAAATGATGCTGATGGTGCAGTTACATTGCCTTCAATCGTATCTGCTGAACTTGGTGCAAAATACACATTTTTTATAGGCACAGATGCAACTGATTTAGATATTAAAACTGATGGAACAGACAAATATGTTGGGTCATTAACAGTTGCAATTACAAATGATGCAGAAAAAACATTCATACCTGGTGCGACCAATGATGTTATATCTTTAAATGGTGGAACACAAGGTGGTGACAAATTTTCTTATCTTGAGATTACAGCATTAGCAACAGCAGAGTATCTTGTACAAGGTGTTTTAATAGGTTCTGGCACATTGGCTACACCATTTGCTGATAGTTAATAGGAGGATATAATGGCTGATATTACATCAAGCACTATACTCTCTGAAAACACTCACGAAATAGTTATGGCATTTCAATATCAATATGTTGATACTGGAGATGAGTCTGCTGTAACAAAAGTAGATGTGTCAACTCTACAAAAAAATGCTAATGGTGCATCATGTACTGGAGTTAAGATAACAAAATGTACATGGGTTGTTAAAGGTATGACTGTCAGAGTTTTATCTGATGCAGATACAGATATCATCATTTTAAATCTTGATGAGGGTCAAAGTGGAGAGGTAGACTACAAAGAAATAGGTGGTCTGCCCAACACTGCTGTGACAGGAACAAATGCCACTGGTGACATTAAATTTACAACAACTGGTGCTGGATCAGGCGATTCTTACCAAGTTGTCTTAACTATGACTAAGAAGTATTAGAGTGTGCTATGGCAACATCAGGAACAGTTGCATTTAGACCCAATGTTGAAGAGGTCATAACAGAATCATTTGAAAGATGTGGTATTGATCCTCAGACTAGAACTGGGGA